TGGAATGGAAATATGATAATACTATTGATACATTTGAGGCATATAAAAGGTACATTGCTTCTAAACCTTGGGTTGCCGATAATTATCTTCGTATGCCCGAAAGACGACCTTCGTGGATTTAATTAATTATGGAACTAACTGATAACAAACCATTCCTCTGGGTTGAGCGTTGGGCACCAGAATCTGTTGAAGATTTGATTCTTACTAAAAGTGTAAAAGAGTTTTTTACTAATGTGGTAAATGAGGGACAACTGAATCAAAATCTTATTCTTCAAGGTTCTCAAGGATGTGGAAAAACTCAAACAATCAAAACTCTCTGTAAGATTACCAAACAAGATGTTTTGTTTTTGAATGGTTCATCTGAGGGTAGGTATTTGGATACTATTCGTAATCAAGTCATTAACTTTGGAACAACTGTTTCTATGTTTAATGATAAGAAAAAGGTGGTATTTTTTGACGAGTTTGATGGAACAACTAATGATGTGATGCTTTGTCTTCGTGGTGTAATTGAACAACTTCACAATAATGTTTGTTTTATTTTTACTTGTAATAATCTAAACAAGATTATTGAACCAATTCAATCAAGGTGCGTTATTCTTAAGTACACGCCAATTTTGAAAGAAGAAAAACCACAAATGATGTCTGATGTTTTTAATCGGATGTCATATATACTTGAAAAAGAAAATATTGAATATGATAAAAAAGTTATTCTTGAACTTATTAAAAATTATTTTCCAGACACAAGACAACTTCTTAATACTCTTCAAAGATATTCTACGGGAGGAAAAATTGACACAGGCATTCTTGCATCTTTCTCAGACATCTCTGTAAATGACCTTCTTCAAAACCTTAAAGAAAAGAACTTCCCTGAAGTTCGGAAATGGGTGGTGGCTAATCTGGACAATGATACTACTGTATTGTTGCGCCGTGTTTACGATGCTCTTTATAGCTCCCTTGAAAACAATAGTATTCCTGCTGCTGTGCTTGTGCTTGCTAAGTATCAGTATCAGAGTGCTTTTTGTGCCGACCAGGAGATTAACTTACTTGCCGCTCTCACCGAAATAATGTGTGAGGTTGAGTTTAAATGATTATTTCGGAACAGGATGCTCAGTGGGCTGCTGATGAATTTATTAAATATTTCTCTCAAATGGGAAACATTGAAGACTACCTGCGTTTTGTAAAGAAAGAAGTTATTAAAGGAACTAATACACTTGCTCCTCTTCACGATGAATTCTTCAATGAGGATATTCATCCCGAAGAAATGGAATTTGATATTAGATTTATCGGTGATCGTTTTCAGCAAGCACTTCCACAAGATCATTACAACACTCTTCTCAAGGTAGTATCTTCACATAATAATGAAGAAAACATTCCTGGCAGAGAACTTCGTTGGATGATTTTTGAAAAGAATACTAAAAAAGTTCTTGGATTTATTCGTTTTGGATCTCCCACCATTAACTCTAAACCAAGAAATGAATGGTTGGGTAGAGCACCTGATCTATCAATCTTCAATCGCCACGCTGCGATGGGTTTTGTAATTGTTCCATCACAACCTTTTGGATATAACTATCTGGGCGGTAAACTTCTTGCTCTTCTTTGTTGTTCCCATTATGCAAGAGAAACTCTCAATAAAGTATTCGAAAAAGATATTGCTTTGTTTGAAACCACATCTCTCTATGGTTCAACCACAGATGCATCTCAGTATGATGGTCTTAAACCTTTTATGAGATATAAAGGTTTGACTGAAAGTAAGTTTCTCCCACTTCTTCACGATGATATTTTTCACAAACTTCATAATCATTTCACATATTTGAATAATAATACACCCCTGACTGACAACAAAGCATCATCTAAAAAGATGAAGCGTCAAACAAAGATGATTTCAATCATTCGCAATTCTCTTCAAAATCAAGAGAAGTTAAGTGAGTTTAACTCCGTAATTGATGCCGCCTTTTCTATTACTCAAAAGAAAAGGTTTTATACCTCAGAGTATGGATACTCAAATGTTCGTGAGGTTATTCTTGGAGAACAAACTGAACTTCTTCGTGGTCCAAACTGGGATAAGTTTTACTTGGAAAATATTATATCTTGGTGGAAAAAGAAAGCAACTAAAAGATATGAAAAATTAAAAGAAGAAAATAGGTTCAGAACAAAGGTCGAACTCTGGACTGATGATGATGACATTCAAATTATTCGCTAATGGAACTAAAAGACTGGTTAAACTCAATTAATTTTACAAAAGAAGATCTATCAGAGGATATTAAAACATATCCTCCTTACATTATTAATCGTTGTTTATCGGGGCATATTGATTGCGTAATGTATGCAAATGAAATGAATATGCATCATCAACTTGATAAAGATATGCAATATTCGTTTTATCTAAATAGTTTGAGGAAAAAGAAGAGATTTTCTCCCTGGCTCCGAAAGGATAAGGTTACAGACTTAGAATGTGTCAAAACATATTATGGGTATAGTAATGAGAAAGCATCTCAAGCATTAAAAATCCTGACAAAAGAACAACTTAACTTTATTAAACAACGACTTGACATTGGAGGATCCAAATGACTACCACGGTAGAACCTATAGTAGAATGGGCTCAAGATCAAATGGTCGAGGTCATTCTGAATGAACCCGATGACTTTCTCAAAGTTCGTGAAACCTTAACCCGTATTGGAGTTGCATCACGGAAGGAAAAGAAACTCTATCAATCCTGCCATATTCTTCATAAGCAAGGAAGATATTACATCGTTCACTTTAAGGAACTGTTTGCTCTGGATGGCAAACACGCTAACCTGACTGTGAATGATGTTCAACGCCGCAATCGTATTGTTCGTCTTCTTGCTGACTGGGGACTCATTACGGTTGTAAAGGAAAGTTCTGTAACAGACATCGCACCCCTTAATCAAATCAAAGTTCTTGCCTACAAAGACAAAGGTGATTGGATTTTAGAGCAGAAGTATAATATTGGTAAAAAGGGAAAACCAGTAGAACCTGAATAAATACCAATGTCGCCTTTCGTGCGCGACACGCTACATCGGAAAACGCTACCAATAAGTGTGGTTTCTAACACCGCACTTTTTTTATGATGTTGTATAATTAGTATAGGATGCCGAAAGGATCCACACAACACAAACCTCGCTTTTTAAGGAGCTACTAAAATGACTAACCTAACAAGGTATACTGCTGCGGATCTTCCTGCACTGATGGATAAGATTACTCGCAACTCTATTGGAATGGACGAATACTTTGACCGTCTCTTTCACCTACACGAAACAACCTCCAACTATCCTCCATATAACCTAGTTCAAGTTAGTAATGTAGAATCACGACTTGAGATTGCTCTTGCAGGATTTAGAAAGAAAGAAGTCTTTGTCTATACACAAGACGGTAAACTCTTTGTGGAGGGACAAAAAGAAGATAAAGAGACCGAATCAAACTATCTTCACAAAGGTTTAGCACAAAGAAGTTTTACAAGAGTCTGGACACTTTCTGATGACACGGAAGTGCGAGCAGTAGAATTTGAGGATGGACTTCTCACTGTTACTCTGGGCAGAATTGTTCCAGAGTATCATAAGCGAAAGGATTATCTATAAATATAACTGAATATCGTCGGCGCAAGAGGAGTTCCTGGCAAAATCCAGGTTGACTCCTCCTTTTTTTATTGGTAGAATGTATGGAGGTTAAAGTGTATTATGACGATTAAATTAATGCTTCTAAAGTCTGGTGAAGATATTATCGCTGATGTAACTGAAATGGTTGTTGGTGAGGAAGAAGAAAAAAGAGTTATTGGATATTATCTTGACAAACCCTGTATTGTTAAGATGAGAAATCCAAATGTTTTGGGAGAGAACGAGGAACAAGGAGTTAAGAAAGCTGGATTCGAAGTTTCTCTTTTCCCTTGGATGCCACTCTCAAAAGAAGAAAAGATTCCCATCCCAGCCGACTGGTTGATTACTATGGTAGAACCAGTGACTAAACTAAAAGAAATGTACGTTGAGGACATCGTAAACTATGGAAAAAACAATCAAGATTCTTCTTCTACTAAACAATCAAGTTCTGATAAGTAAGTTAGAAGAAGTAAGTTCTGATATTGGGGAACCTGATTGTAAGTTAATCAAACCCTTTGTTGTAACCAAGGACAAAACATTAGAACCCTTTTTACTTGCGTATACAAAACAAGATACATTTATGATGAGTTCGGATAAGATTCTGACACTTGCAGATCCAACTCCAACACTACTTGAAAAATATGAGGACTTGATTAAGGAATGAATTTTTACACTAATGTTCAGCTGATTGGAAATCAATTTTTGGTTCGTGGAGTAGAGAATGGTAAGAGATATGAAACAAGGGATGAGTTTTTTCCAACCCTTTTTGTAAAGACTAAAAAAGATTCTAAGTATAGAACATTAAGTGGCGATAAAGTCGAACCAGTCAAACCTGGCACTGTTCGGGATTGTCGTGAGTTCTACAGTAAGTATGAAGGTGTAGATGGATTTGAGATCTACGGTAACGACAGGTATATCTACCAATATATCTCAGAGAAATATCCAGAGGATGAAATCAAGTTTGATATCAGTAAAATCAAACTAGTCACTCTGGATATTGAGGTTGCATCTGAGGAGGGATTTCCTGATGTAGAATCTTGCTCTGAGGAGATTCTTGCCATCACAATTCGAGATTACACTACAAAGAAAATTATTACTTGGGGAGTTAAACCCTTTAATAATACTCGAGATGATGTTACCTACCATCACTGTCCAAGTGAATACGACCTTCTCAATCATTTCATTAATTATTGGATGATTGATGTTCCTGATGTAATTACTGGATGGAATATTCAGTTATACGATATTCCTTACATTTGTAAAAGACTCAATCGTGTCCTTGGTGAAAAACTAATGAAACGAATGTCTAGTTGGGGATTAGTAACAGAAAAAGAAATTTATATCAATGGACGTAAACATACTTCCTTTGAAATTGGTGGATTAACACAACTTGATTACTTAGATCTTTATAAAAAGTTCACTTATAAAGCACAAGAATCTTACAGACTTGATTATATTGCCGAAGTTGAGTTGGGGCAAAAGAAACTGGATCACTCTGAGTTTGATACTTTCAAGGACTTTTATACAAAAGGTTGGCAAAAATTTATTGAATATAACATTATTGATGTGGAACTTGTTGACCGTTTAGAAGACAAGATGAAACTCATTGAATTGGCTCTTACAATGGCATATGATGCTAAGGTAAACTATGATGATGTATTCTATCAAGTTAGAATGTGGGATAATATTATCTACAATTATCTTAAGAAGAGAAATATTGTAATCCCTCCAAAAAATAAATCTCAAAAAAATGAAAAGTATGCAGGTGCCTATGTAAAAGAACCAATTCCTGGAAAGTATGATTGGGTTGTAAACTTTGACTTAAACTCATTGTATCCTCACTTGATTATGCAATATAACATTTCGCCAGAAACTCTTATGGACGAAAGGCATCCAAATGTTAGTGTTGATAAAATCCTCAAT